CCACAAACGGCACTTGCACCAAACTTTTTAGCACGAACTCCAATAACTATTATTGCAATTAACAATCCTAAAACTATTAAAATTGCTGATATTCCAAAAACATCAAATGCTTTTACTTTCATTTTATTATACTATAAACATTTAAAAATCAAAATTGTACAATAGGAACCCACCAAGTCGTCCGACCCGCAATACTCTCTGTAATAACTTCATTTCCAAATGAATCATACTCGTAACCATAAGGAGTAATATCGAAATCTATACCAACAACATATCCTTCTTCGTCCTTGTAATCTCTGATGCCCATACCTTGAGCAATTATTGCTTCGTGAGCCAAGTCTTTAGCCATAACCCATATCTCATACTTTTCAACAGTCTCCAAATCGTCAACTTTTCGGTGAGGAGATATTCCACAACGATAGAGAACCACTGCCTTGATATAATTTCCTATTCCGCATATCTTGGATTGTTCCATTAAGAAGGCACAAATATTCTTCTTTGAACCCTTGAATATTTCCAAAATCTCTTCATCACTAGGATTGTCATAAATAATGTCCCAACCTAATTTATCCAACTCTTTCTCTAACTCATTGTGAGATAGGAATTGGACCGAACAAGTTGGCAAACTCCTTGTCGATGTCCAGAAGTAGGAGTTATTTTCAAAAACAAATTCAAGTTGTGCATAATCACTCTTCTTATTTTCCCAATGTCCAGTCATTCCATAACTAATGAGAAGTGCTAATCCTTTATTGAATTCCACAATGGTTTTCTTGCCTTTACTGTAAATATCCTTGATAATTAAGTTTGAATAATTCTTGGGAATTGTATATCGGTGATGTAAGGAGTTAATGATTTTGAGTTTGGAACCGACAGGAAAACGCTTTAATAATTTTTGTGTCATCACATATACCTCAGGACCTTCAGGACCATCACCAATCTTATTATAGGGTTGTGGGTTTTCTATCGTAATATTAGGTATCATCTTGTCAAAAAGAAAGTAATTAAATACATTTTAAGTCAATTTTATTTGTTTGGTAGTAATAAAAATGAAAATTGACAAATTTCATTTCGCAATGATAATTGCAACCTTAGTTGTTGTAACAGCCTTAGTAACATTTATCCTAACAAGACGAACGTGTGGTGATAACGTAGTATCGGAGGTTACACCTCACGTTCTTTCAGAGCACGAACTCCAGATGTAAGTCAATGTCAACAAGTTGGTCAAGGTCAACTTGCTTGTAGAGGATGTCAATATGCAACCGATAATTCCGGCCTTCAATGTGACGGATGTTAATTATTTCATTGTTTTCTAATGAAATAATTTAATTCAAATTGTTCATACAGAACTCACCTGCAGTGTACTTGCCATACATGGCATCGCAATCAGCCTTGTTATCAGCATTCATGCAAACTGTTCCATTCTTTGATTGCCACTCACACTTACCATTAGCCTTCATCATACCAGTGGCGATGAGAACAGTCAAAAGAGTCCAGATGACGATTGGCAAAAGAAGGACGAACCAAGCCATACCAACATTGTCGTGGTCACAGAATGAATACATAATGTATGACCAGAAGATTGCCCACAAGAGAGCAACAAGAACTTGTTTGAATTTGTTAACTGATTCAACGTTTTTCTTGGTAAGAATACCAATAACACCTGCAATTGCAATGACAGCATAGATTACCAATGGTGGACACCACTTGAAGTTTGCCCATGTGTCACTGACGTAACCCTTGCTTGTACGATATCCTCGTTTGAATGCACCCTCACCACTTCTTACACCACTTTCTGCGAAAGAAACTGATTTACGAGCACCCGATCCAAGAAGTGAAGCACCACGGGATGCACCACTCTCTAAAAGTCTAGTTCCAGAACTTACTCCGGATTCAAAATCACTAAGAATTCTACTCATTTTAAAGTTACTCAACTTTTTGTTTTTGCAATTTTTTCCTCAACTTTCTTTGAACGTGGTTCTGCTCCATCGCCAATACCTTTATTGAACGCACATGGACGGCGATTCGATCATCATATTGCTTAATCTTTTTCCTTAGTCTTTCAATCTCCTTGTCATCCATTTCTTTATTATTAGAGATGAAAACAAATGTTTCCAATCAATTTTTCTTTCTCTTGTTTCAATCTTTCTTTCTCAAAATCATTCAAATGACACAATATCAATGGTATTATAAAGAGAGAACATGTCATTCCGATAAGCATGATAATATATAAAATAAATCGATCTGTGGTCTGAGAAGAAAAATCTGGTTTTGCACCTAGCCACACTGCAGAATTATCTTTTGAAACAAAACATTGTTGTGATTGAGGAATTGTACCATTGAAAAGAATCTTGAATGTATTTCCAATATTAGTTTTAACTGTTATAATGGTAGTTGTATCATTAAAATTGTTGTATGTGCTGATATACGTTGTATTGATATGAATACATTTTGAAGGATATGAACTATAAAAGGAATCCCACTCTTTTTGAAAGAGATTTTTGGGGGTTTTTGTTCCTAAGACTATGACTGAACTGATCCATAGACATAGACCACAAATAGTGATAACTCCGAGTAAAGATTTATACATTTTGAATCTATAAATCCATGTATAATTTAATTATCAATTTTAAACAGCCAATAGTTCAGGATTTGCTTCTATTGTTTGAGATGCTTCTTGAAGCATTTGAGGATGACGTTGAAACATTCGTGACATATTGTCTGGCATAATTGACAACATGTTTCCTGAAGGTTGGAACTTACCTCTTTGTGGAGGAAGGGTAGTTGGTTGAATTCCACCTCCCCCTTTCTTATCATCGCCTTTTGCACCAAATATGGTGTAGAATATGAATCCAACAAGAACTAAAACTCCAATAACCATCAATGCTGCTCCAAGATCGAGACCTGGGATGAGTGATGAACCAGTTTGATCATTAGTTACCTTATTATCTGCTTTGGCCATAAGATCAGAAATTGCAAGGATTGAACATGTTGCATTGGCTTTTCCTGTATTTACTAATCTGACAGGGGAAAAGAAACAAGAACCATCTAACTCTATGTTCACACCTTTGATTACATTCTTGGAAGTTGCATCAGTAGCACCACATGTTTGTGTGATAGTTGAACTAAGATTTTGTGTATAATCTGATACATTAGTGCTAATATTGAATCCTGGTAACCAACTAGCCTTTTGTTTGTTAGTATATTGATTTAACGCTTGTGCTGTTAATTTTGTTTGGGCTTGTAACGTACAAGTTGCATCAGACGTACAAACTTGTTCTACACTACTTCCACAACCAACTACCAACGCACCCTTATATTTAACATTGATACCTTCAACAATATTTTCACAACTTGCACTAACAGGACCACAACTTTGTGAGATGTTGTTTTTAATATCTTGATTATACTTGGCAACATTTGTAGAAATATTTGCACCCATGTTTTTACTATCATTAATTATTTCTTTTTCTAAAAGAAAGAACTATATAGTAAATGACTAGTTGTAGCGATTGTTCAAAAGGAGATTGTAGTTGTCATAACTATCGAGGTTCAAGGTGTTGTGACATATATACATATCCAGGTGAGTCATTAAACGGGAGTCAATACGGTTTACAAGATGATCAAGTCTATGGTGAAAATGGTGTAAATTGTAATAACTTTAATATTATACATGGAACTCCTGAACGTGTGACAGACGCATTATATGGTTATGTGAATGGTAATAGGAATGCTGATGGTTTAAAATGTACTGATGGCTCATGTGCTGATGGTTACGAATGTTGGGGTTTGTGTGGTAATCCCACCCTTAAAGGAAATCGTGACAGTTGCGACGGCTGGAGAATAGATAAGAAGACAATTCACAACGTAGCGTGTAGCAACTCGATATGTGTTAGAAAATGGTCTGAACTTCAAAAGAACATGGATGATTGTTGTGCTGGTAATAAAAAGTTTATCAATGGTGAATGCAGACCCAAACATTGTCCACCAAGTCAAGAATGTTTGGACAAAATGGCTACATATATCGATACAAAAGCAGATTCTCCAAATTTGTGGACAAATGATATTGTCAATGATTATTTACAAAATCCAAACGTTTCTGATCAAATGATTAAGAACAAACGTTTACTTGTATCACAACTTTTGAAAGAGAAGGGAGGATATGGTATAGCAAGTTTGAAAAATAACAAACAGGCTCTTCAAAATTTAAAAATTATGTGTGAAACAAATCCTGGTCTATGTGATATTGCTCTTGATGAATACTGTAGTACAGAGACTCGTGAATCTATTGCTGAGAAGAACACGAGTGATAAAGATGAGGATAAATTAATTGCGAACCTATGTGCATGTCATCTTCCCACAACTGAATATCTTGGTTATAAACAAGTGTTGGCTGGAGAATCTCCACAATGTGATCCAATTTGTGTTAGTGCTGATAACATCAAACGAGGTAATTTTGATAGTGCAACAAAGAAATGGGTTCCTGACGCATGTAATCAGACCGTGTGTATTATTGACGGTTATAACATTCAAATGAATACTGGTGCTGATAATCAGATTCAGTTTTCACAAATGTGTCAAAATAATTCTGATTGTGCTAATTCTCCAACTGGAAAATGTTGTGTATTTTCAATCGCTGATCTCACGGAAGAAGAATTGACTCTTCTTGGTAAAACAGATTTAGAATCAAATTGCAGTAAAAAGTGTTATATATTACAGAAAGATCGTGAAACTGGTGAACAAAAGGAGGTCAAGGTTGATTGTGGAAAAGTTGTGCAAGAACTTCAGAATCAAAAAAATAGAGGAGGTGGAGATGTTCCACCACCAAAGAAATTTACAGTCTTTCAATGGATGTGGGTAGTAGCGATAGCAATGTTAGTTTTATTTCTTCTCTTTTCGATATTTTATAATCGATGAACTAAAGAAATAAAAATTCTATATCATAAATGAGTTGTCCAAAACAATGTGGAGATTATTATAACTATTGTGTTCAAACCTGCAGTGACCCTCTATGCCAGAAAAAGTGTCAATTTGATTTTAATAAATGTGTGGGTAACAATCCTCAATGTAATAGCAATTATGGTCAATGTAATGGTTATCAATGTTGTACAAATCTCACAGGGCGATGTAATGAAGGTGATTGTGACAATTATCCCACAAATTCTAAAAATTGTCTTGATGAGGTGATTGCCTATATTCTGCGTACATCTGAAGACGATGTTTTATGGTCAAACGATTTGGCAACACAACGAGCCATTCAGTTCTATATCCAAAATGCTAATGAAAATCTTAAACCATTCATTCAAAAGTTGTTATCGGTCAAAAATATTAAAAAGTTGCGTGATGAAGAGTTGGGAAAATTAACAAGGTTGTGTAATATGAGTCCTGGTGCATGTGATGATGTATTGAATGATTATTGTAAAGCATATTCACGCCAAGACATGTTAAATTTTGAAGAGAACACCAATGTTTCAGGAATTCCGATAGGTCAATACAAAAATCAACTCTGTGGTTGTCACATGTCTTCTAAAGTATATGATGAGTATAAACAGACTCTTCAAGGACAAAGTCCACAGTGTGATCCGCTTTGTTTATTTCCGAATGCAGTTCCTAGAGAAGATCCGAATAATAAGGGATCTTTTGAACAGTGCGATCAGACTGTGTGTATCATTGATGATGTGACTATAAACATTGGTCGTGGTATAAACAACGAGATTAGTTTTACCAACATGTGTGGAAACTGCAGTGATGGAATGTGTAAATGTATTTTTGGTGATATTAATGTATCAGAGAATGGTATAAAGAGTTTAGAAAATGTTGATTTCAATTTACACTGTGGAAATGATTGTTGGATTCGTAATGATGACGGAAGCATAACACCCTTGGCTAATTGTAAGGATGTTAAAAAGTATCTTTCTGCACAAGGAGGTATAATTGGTAAACAACTCAATCCGAATTCCTTTATAACACTTGAGATTTTGTTTGGAGTTTTTATGCTTATTTTTTTATTGACACTCTTTTTCTACTTAGTTTAGTAAGTGGGTTAAAGTGTAATACTTAAAAAATAATATGAATCCATCTGATTACGAAACGAGTGATTTAATAAAGTTTTTTCATTCTCAACGATCATCTTCCCAACACTTGCCTTCCTTCGCCTACGAGATTAGTAAACGTAATGATGTCACACAATGTGTATATGTTCCTGCAAGAGGTAAGGAAAGACAACGTTGTGATCAAGAAAGTTCAACACCATACGGTTATTGTTCCAAACATCGTCAAACATTGCAAGCCAAAAAGATTAAACAAAAATATGAGAATGCCTTGAAAGAGTATGTTCCTCAACGTGAAACTAAAAAGGAAAAAGAAGAGGTTGTTCCTCAACGTGAAACTAAAAAGGAAAAAGAAGAGGTTGTTCCTCAACGTGAAACTAAAAAGGAAAAAGAAGAGGTTCCTGATAATGTAGAGGAAACAAATCCACGAAATGAACGAATCAAAAAGTTTGAATCATTCTTACAAAAAAGCCGTGGAGTTCGTCAAGTTGTTGAAACTGTAGATGAAACACCTGACGCTACAGAAGAAACGCCCGAAGCCACAGAAGAAGAGACTGAGGAAGCAGAGACTACTGAGGAGACTTCCGATGAGAGTTTGGATTCCAAATATGCTAAGAAGAAGACCCGTAAAAATGACAAAAAAGCAAATTATTATGAAGACGACGAGGTGTTACAGATCAAACTGAGTCGCAATGCCTTTGGAAACTTTGAGGATAAGAAGACTGGAATTGTGTTTGATATTGCTTCCAAAAAGGCTTATGGTGTTCAACATCCAAACGGTCGTGTGTATTCATTAGGACAAAAAGAGAAAGATTTTTGTCGTAAGCATGGGTGGCCTTACATGATTAGACGCAAGGTTATGGACGAGAGTTCTAACGATAGTGAGTCTGATGATTCTGACGATTCAGAGAGTTATCACTCTCGTCAATATGAACGATCATCTGATGAAGAAGAAAGTGTTGAATATTCAGCAAAAGACTACGAAGATACTTCTGATGAAGAGTATTCAGAAACTGAAGAAGAGAGTTCTTAGTGAAATTTTTACATCATCTGAAAGATGTGTGATGTAAAAATTATAGATCATCGTCATACGAATCAGGTTGCATCATTAGATCAAGACCCATGGTGTTTTAACGTCTTTTAACCAGAACATCAATTAACGATGATTTATCTTCATATGGATCAAATACTTCATAAGAAATTAATGACTCTTTTACACTCTTTATATCCTTATCCAATAGATAACTAAAGTTTGGTTTTGTGTCATATTGAACATCGAATGGTCTTGAAAATGGATCAAGACGTTTTAGAAATGTTTGTGAATAAGATGGTTCATATAAGTGAATCAACTCGTTTCCAACAACTGCATCTCCTTCAACGGACATTTGTGCCTCTCTCAACAATTGAATAGTATCATAACCTCGATCTCTGGCAAGTTGTGCTAAAAATGTGTCTCCACTATCACCTAAACCATAGTATACTTTTGTAAGTCTACCATGCCGATAATCTTCACGAAGACACTTTCCTGAAACCATCTCATCAATCATTCTATCCAATGCACTTTTAGAATATCTTATTCGTTCAGTATTATATCCAAATAGTGTTTCACATCCCTTGTCTGAATGTTTGGAATGTTTATTAATAATACAAGCATCCACCA